CTCAATCAGATCCCTGATTTTGGCCGACAGCGGAACAAGCACGTCTGACGGCCGCTCAGCCGCTTCATCCTTTTTCGCGGTCTTGTGTACCAGATACCACGCCCAGCCGGCTGCATTGTGCAGGTCTTCCAGCACTGGGCATTGGCTAGATGTGATCACGCCCGACCAAAGCAGCCCCCTCTTCTCGGCCGATCGTGCCGCAAACCAATCCTGTGAACGGAACCCGTAGACGTAATGAGCGAGCAGGCTCGTCTGCCAGAACACTGACGGCTTCACGTTTCCGAGTCGTGGCCACTTTGCCCCGTCGACCACTGCCAGCATCGCCTGCAGTTCGGCCACTGTGACGGGAACAGCTTTCACCCTTCTCTGTTCTTCAGTTCGTGGCCTCAGCAGGTTTATCGTCGACTTTGAAACCGTCTCAGGCTTCTGCTTGAGCATTCCAGCCCGCACACAAGCCCCAGCCAGCTTGCCGACTGCAGACAAAGCCTTCGATGCCATGGCCGACGAATTGCCTTTCGGCTGAGCCCGCAGGAACTCCGCATAGGACCGCAAAATCTTCGGCTGCTCCAGCAAGCTCAACGGTCTGCCGGCCACAACTCGATGCTGCGTACGTCCCCAGACCTCGAACTTGTCGAGTGCGGCCCGATTGTCTCTGATCGTCTTCATCGACACTCGCTTTTCCTTGTCACTGGCTGATAGCAGCTCGTCGTACAGATCCACCAAACTCCGTGAGTCAATCACTTCAGGCTTTACGGCCTCAATCACACTGCTCTGAGGTTCCGCAAACACTCGCAACGGCATTTGAGCAACACAACCAGCATCGAACGTGAAATGAAAATCACTCAGAATTGCCGACATGGTTCTGCTCACGAATGAATCCAAAAGAGCCATCCATGATGTGTTGTCACTCCGTCAAAATCTCCGAGCGAGCGATAACGAGAATGCCGAAATCTCGCCAAAAGACAGCAAAATACGCTGCAAGAAAAATAAACTGGCGATAATTAGCGCTGTGGTTTGGCTTGCAATAACAACAGACATTGCCAAACATGTCCCCATGAACCCAACGCGCCGAATCGCCCGTGATCTGAAAGCCTGCATTGTCGCAGGCCCGATTCTGCTGCTGATGTGGGTGCTGAAGGGGTGTGAGTGATGGTCTCAAAGACTGGTGCGGGCTTTATGCTTGTCGGCGGAATTGCGATGGTCGTTGTTTTCGGCCAAGTCGCATCCTATGCAGGCAACAAGGTCGGGTCTCCGTCCGATGATTTTTATTACGACTGCATCGGATGGGCTGGCACGTTCGGGGCCATTGCTGGCCTTGCGTTGTTCTTTTGGGGAGCAAAGATTTTTGCGGCGAGCAAAGCGTGAATCTACTAAACACAGCGAGGACTGCAGGTAGCTCGCAGTCCTCTCCCAGTGCTGTGCATCCCCGCCGCTTTTTATCCGCTTCAGGGGATTAGAGGTCGTAGAAAAACTGCAGAAACTCAGTTATCGCCGTATATCCTGTCGGCACACCCTGATTCTCGTCTTCGTTGCCCCACAAGGAATTACGCGATCCATGACAGACAATCCAGCCTGAGCCACACTGCTGCTTGACGATTGTGTTTTTTGCAACTGGAGCAAATAATTGCGTTCCGCCGGAAATGGAACTTCCCGCTGGGCCGTCGTACTCAATTTCTCCGGTGATTCCAGTCGTCCACGAATCCGACAAAAACGTGTCTTTATCATACGGATTTGGCGTCGACCCATTGATTGCGTCTTCTCGACCAAACGTCAACGAACCTCCAGCATCGCTAATCAGTTGCTCTAATGCATCATAAAACGTTGGATCAAGCGCGCGAAAAAGCAGTGATCCGCCAGAGTTCGTAAGGTTTTTGTAGTCGACGCAGCACAGCAACTTTCCGCCAGCATTGACCCAATCTGCAATGATGCCGCGTTGAGTCGAATTAAGGGTCATGATTTGACCCTGAGTAAATGATCCGTCTGCGGCACCGAAGCATCCCAGACAATACACTTCGCAATCATCCAGGTCGCTGAGTGAAGATGGCAGAAGTTGCGTGATCGCGTTGCCGCTGATCGTTTCTAATGCGTCTTTGGCTGGGGCGTAGGCGGCTTCAATGCCTGTTCCGGGAGGCGAACCCAGCCTTAACAAATCGGCGTATATCAAACCGCCAGTGTCGCAGCAGCCGCAGGATAATTGCATTAGCATAACTTACCTCGAAGCCATTGGCTCGCAATCGCCAAAGAACATCCAATGACCAGAAATCCATCTTGCGATACCAAACGTATCGACGGAGTGCGCGGTTACCTCACTGTGATTCCAAACCGTAATTTGCTGCACTGGGTCCGATTCGGAAAAATCACTGTTGGCCACTGACCAGTAACACACCGTTGCAAGGCAAGATGTGGCACCTGTTTTTGAATTGGTGGCAACGGGTAACGATGCATCGAGTATTACGACGCGATCACGCATCGGAGCAAATTCATTATTGCTGCCCGTCGCGTGGGGCTGCTGTCGGCGCGAAAGCAAGTCCTGCCACAACGCACGGGCTTGCTCCGGAGTTAACGCCGCGATCTGGTCCATGCTCATCCCTTAATGTCACAGAGTAAATCGATCCCCGCAATCGTCGGCGTGACGGCCGTCCCCGTGGCCGCATCGTTGCACGCAATTGTCAGTCGCACGTCTAGAACATCACCAGCCGTTAAGCCGGAAGGAGTGATCGTGAATGCCTTGGCGGCAAACACTAGGGAGTTGATTGTGGTGGCTGACGTTGTGCAAAGGTCCGACCCTATGCCGGTGATCTTGTCGATCTTGTAACACTCAACATCGACAGTGCAGGAGGCCGAGGCAACTGTCGTCACCATGCCTGCAGATAGTGACAGCGTGACCGTTTCGCCTGCTTCATAGCACTCTGGAAGCTCGACCATGAAGCGAGCGTATCGGCTCGTGGCTCCCAGTGCCTTACAGTCGCCCGCTGATATTGTCGGTGCAGTTGATCCAAACGTTGTTCCTATCAACGCAAGGTCATCTGCTGCAGCAGTACCTGGCAAATTGGTCTGGATTGCATCCCAAACTCGCAGGTTCATCATGTTTACGGGAAAGATCGCCAGCGAATCCTGTCTTAAAATCGTTGCCCGAGTTTGCGGCGAAACGCCATCAGGCTTGATGCTCAGAGCGCCAGTTATACGCACGTCGTCAAATGTTGAAGTCATGTTTTCTCTTTCTTAAATCAATCCGAGCCCAGAATACGGAAGCGAACCGTAAACCTGCGAGTGTACGAAATATGCGTTATCCGGATTCGTTTCCTGAGTGCCATCGACCTTCAAAAGCACTGGCCTTGCGACGTCGTTTCCTGTGCCGTCTGTAGCGCGTCGAACAGTAGCCCCGTCTTTGATGTACAACCCTTCGTGTCGCCATCGCTTGTACCATGTTTGCTCTGGCGTCGTACCTGCGAACGGTTCACGAAACTGTATTCGTGCCGTGACCGTCCACTCCTCTTGAATACCACCGTAAATGAATTTGTTTTTTGCAGAAAAGCCCACTAGCCGTGCAGTTCCGGGAGGCCACCCAAGAAACGTGTCAGAGTTCGTGGACCGGCGATAAATTGCAATACCAGCCGTGTTAATCGTTTGAAACTTTCGCGTGATGACAACGATCTGATCAGCTACATCCATCGACAACCCTTGCACGGGCTCCATGTTGGCTGTCATAATTGCCCGGCCAGTTATGTCTTTGTCAATTGGCTCCGTCGTCTGAGTGTCGGTCCATTCAACATCAACGGCCGCCTCATTTACCAAGCCGCGATAGGAAACAGTCACGACCCAAAATATCGGGCTGACTCTTTGCGGATCCACTCGTTCACAGTACGAATTTATTCCTGTCCCGTGCCGGTCTCCGATGCGGGGAATGCCCGCCGCTGCTACGATCGCGTCCTCTTCGTCGCCTATCTCACAAAGCACCTGATATCCTTCGGTGTTCGACCAAACCTGATCGATCGCCGATAGCTTCGCTGACGACAGCGAGCCGCCCGTTTTGCTCCACATTTTTGTTACGTTTTGAACTGTCATGCGATTGTCACCATAACAACATCTTCAGGCGCAAACTCTGGTTTCTTTGCTTGGATTTCTGCTGCTGTTGCCGTGCGAGTTGACGTGACCATAATCTGCCTCAGCGACTTAGCCGCGTCCTCCATCCAGTGCGACTGTGTGTCGACTGGCCCGCGTGTCAGAAGTCTCGATTCCATTGCCGCCAGTGCTGGAGCAGGACCGCCATCGGTTTTTTTGTCGGCTGTGGTTTCGCCCTTTAGTTTTGCGTCGGCTTTGGCTTTCGCGTCTGCTTCGTCCTGCTTCGCTTTATCAAATGCTGCTTGCTCTGCCGCGAACTGCTTAGCTGTGGCCTCGTCTACGCCCTGATTCATAAACTGCTTCGCCGTCGCAGCTTCCTTGCCCTGTTCCTTTTCGATCTTTTGCAGTTCCAGCCGCTCGCGTTCCGCTGCGATAATGTCCTCGACCCGCTGCTTTTCGCGACGCGCATTCTCTGCGATTTGCTCTAATTCTTTCTCGCGGTCTTCCTGTGCTTTTTGCCTTGCTCGCTCTGCGTCTTCCGCTGCTTTTTCGGCTGCTCGAATTGCGTCTTCTTGCTGCTTTTTCTTTTCCTCCGCCGCTTCGCGTTCCGCATCTTGCTTGGCCTTAATTGCGTCGCGTTCTTTTAGCAGCCGCTCTGCCTCGCCTCGGTCCTCATCGGTCGTGTTTCGCAGAGCGTCAATCTTGATCTGCTCTTCGCGAGTCGCTTTCATGTACTCCACCTCCTGCCGGAGGGTTTCCAAATACGATTCTGATTTGTCCTTGGCTTCGTTAGCCGCTCGAATCGCTGCGTTTTCTTGTGCTCTTGCGCCGACGATTTGCATCAACTCGTCACGCTGTTCCTTTAGGCCCGAAAGTCGCTCTTTGTCCGCTGTTGCCTGTTCCTGCGCGTCAATGGCGTACTGCTTTCGGTTGCCAGTGATCTGCCAAGCATCGGCCCAGTCTTCAGCATCGCGGGCACTCTTTCTGGCTACAGCTCCGGCGGTGTCAATGTCGCGATTTAAATCGCCTAGCAGCTTTGCGTATGCCGCTCGCTTTTCTTCCGGATCGCGGATCAATTCGATGTCTTCGCGGGCATTTGCCGCAAGTGTCGAGGCAGTTCTCTTCAACTGAGCGTCGAGATCCTTCGACGTTTCTTTGGCCTGAGCCATCGCTCGTTCGAATTTTTCGGTTTGCCAAATAATATCGCCCAGCACTTTGCCGACAGCAAAACCGGCACTCGCGGCCAGTCCCATCAACCCGAGCTTGAACGCAAGTGCTCCACCTGCTCCGGCCTTCGATACCTCGCTGAATTGACCAACCTTTTCAGTGACACCGCCGATCGTGTTTGCAAGCCCGGCCAATTCACTGTTGCCGGTTATTCCTGCAAGCGTGGCGAACAGATCAGATGACGCCTTGACGTTCTTTCCGCTGTCCTTGAGTGCGTCGCCCGCTTTCTTAGCACTGACCGCAGCCTTGTCCTGCGCGTCAGCCAACTGCGAAACGCCAGATACTGCGCTTGCAGAACTTGTTTCCAAGTCTGCCAACTTACCTAATAGGGTTGCTTCAGCGGTGGCAAATTGCTCGGCGGTTATCGCCCCTTCAGATTGGTACTGAGCCAACTCCGCGAGCTGTCTTTTGTATTTGTCTGACGAGGTTTCCAGCGATCGCATCAGCCGCTCGGCCTGCTGCCCGGACTTACTCGCGCTCACTCCGACTTCGGCCAGTTTCGCTGATGCTTGATCGTCAGCCTTGATCAGGATTTCTACAGCTTCGCTCATACCTGACCTTTCCTTCTTCAGCTTGGAAAAACTGTGCCGCTTCGATGAACCCGATCGACTGATCCAGAACCCCGCCCGCTATTGGCGGAAGTCCTTTTTGAAACAGCTCGAACAGGTCCAGAGAACCGATGATCTGTGAGCAAAATGAATTCGGGCATCCATCCAGCTCAAATGTTCCGTCTCGACATTCCTTGCATCCATCTCCGTCGCACAATGGGCACTCGATTTCGATTCGGTCGTCTGCAGTGCTAAGACTCCGGCATGTTCCCCGAGTACATGATCTGCACAACATCCCTCCTCGAATCAGGGCTGCGACTCTGTACTTTTTTTTTCATCTGCCGTGATGTGCTGGTTGTACATGACTTTGCGGAGTAACTCGCGGGCCTCTTGATAGCTCAGCACCTCATGCAATTCTTCGGCACTAAACTCTTTGCCGCCCATGTTGACCCAGCCAATCACGACGCCAGACAGCACCTCAACTGTGATCGCAAATAGCTCCTTGATTGAAATGTCTGGGTTTTGCGTCCACTGGTCGAGAACGTCCGCAATCTTTTGCTGACCTCGCATCGATTGCGAACGAGCGAAAAACGTCGGCTGCGTTGCCTTTGGCTTGTCCGCGTCGATGTCCAGCACGATCGGGTATTTTTGGCCAGGTTCAAGAAATAACGGCATACATTCCTCAATCGAAAGCGATAGTGAGTTCGGAATCCGCAGTGGCCCCGGCAGTCGCAAGCCAAGTCAGGTCATCCGTCATCATGTCCGACCGATTACCCTGCTGCTTATTTTCGAGCTGAGCCTTTGGGGCGGCAATGACGATCGAGGCAAGTGCGACGCCGATTCGCATCGAAAACGCTTCCGCATCACTTGTGAGCCACTTTAGGTCTCTGTTTTGTGTAGCCACAAGTTCTGATTCAGGATCTGCCGTAATCACCGGGGCTCGGTTGGTGACAATTGCCGACTTGTAGCCCGTGCGGTCTGCCACATCGACGCACTCACGCATGATGACGCTGTTGCCAGCGTCTACCTCAACATTGGACGTGCAGAGATTGACTGAGTCCCACGTCAATACGCCTGGCGAAAACCGTAGCGGCAATGTGGTCGGATACGTCGGAGCAATGATTGTCGTGTCGGTTTCGTTGCTGGAGTATTTGCCAGTGAAGGTGAACGTGATAAACGCCACCTTTCCCGTTGGGCAACTAATCTTGAATGTTCCCATTGCTCCTGAAAGCAATGACCGCTTTCCGTCCTTGTAGTGTGCGATTGTTAGCGTCTTCACGCCGCCAGTTCCGCCCGGCCCCTCTGACACTGGCGAGAACGTGCCGGCAGTGTCGACCCATCCGCAGGCAGGCAGAAGCACGCTGGCCCATGTCGGAATTGTCGTGCCGTCGTAGCTTAGGTCATGAACGATGGTGCATGTGCCCATCATGCCTTCCGGAATGCCAGCCAAGTAATTGAATCCACCCTGGCCTTCGCGGCGAGTTACGGCAACGGTTGGCTGAATCGAAAAGTCGCGAGCGTTGTATGCACCTTCCGCTCCAGTAATCGTTTCGGCAGTGCCGACAGTGGTTTCGGTCTTGGCGGCGAAAACGGCGCGTCGTCTTAGCAATGGCATGTTGGTTTCCTATGTTTTGACAAGGCCCGAAGCCCGGAGAATGTTGAGGTTAATTCGTCGTTCCATCTGCTTAGACAGCTCATCTTCGATGGCCTTGAGTTGCGGCCCTGCCAGCTCGTTTTTCTTATATGCTCCATATGCTGAAACACCTAGCAGTTTGACGATTGGAAGTCTTGATCGTCCAACACGCTTAAAAGCATTGCCTCGCCAGCTTATCTTCACGGCTCCGGGCTTTGGCCCCATAAAAGCTCCGTCGACTCGCCCTCGCCCGCCAGTCTTGCCGATCTTGTATGACACGCCGCGTTTATCCTGCCTCGCTCCGAAGTGTCGCAATCCGAGCCGAGGCGTTTTTTTCAGCGATACAACCGCAACTAAGCTTCCCGGTGAGGCTTGAGCCTTTATTTTTAACGGCCTTTCGACTTCGTCTTTTGGTATCGCGACTCGCTTGCGTATTTCACGGCCCATTTCCAGTTTGGTTTTTTTCGATACTGCGTTGAGTGTCCCCGCAATTTCTTTCGACATTTTTTTGCCGCTTGCAATTACGGCAGCGGTCAACCGGCTCATTTGAGATTTATCTATTTCGATTCCGATCATGCTCGCACCGTGTACAGATCGCCCTCACTGACTCGAAACATAACCGTCAGAGGAATGGCGATTCCTTCATACCCGCCGTATGATGTTGCGGTCTGTTGTGCTCCAAGATCAGCCAAAATTGCCAAATCACCGAACGTGTGCCACGTCGCCGGATCGTTCACAATCGCTTTGTGAATCTCTGCCTCCATGACATCCTCATACACCTCAACTGGCGTGGTATCTTTTTCACTTGGAGCAATATGAACACGAATCAAAAACGTCTGTTGATAACCGACCGCCGGAGGATTGCCGGGGCAATCGATTTCCGTCAGTCGTGAAACCTCACCACGAGTCAATACGATCAGACCATGTTGCGGCGTGTATGTCGCCAGCTTCGTCGGCCTGACAACATCTGTGAACGCATACGCCCCAGCACTGCCGGACACCAACGCCTGAAGCCGCGCGAAGATCTCATCTGAGATTCGTGAGACGACAGGCGTTTGAAATGTTACCGGCATATCAACACCAGCATTCCGGAGTCATGTTCAGACAATAATTGCACTGACCGCTTCGTCGGTGTTTCTCCGACTCGCACGGCCAGCTTGATCATGTCGCCACCAGTGTTTAGTTCCTCGCTGCTGATTCCGGTTGTGGAATTGTTGGCAACTCGGATTTCAAACTCTGGCACGATCTGTTCATCAGGCCCGAACGTAGACACCTGATTGCGAATCACAACCGCCTTGATTGTTCTTGGCGTCGATGGCGTCCCGAACCGATGCGGGTGGTACGTGACTGTTTCAGCGAAGTGATCGCTGTTAAGAAACACCCCCACCGCATCGGTTACGATCCTGTCCGCCAAACTCATATCAGGCTCGCTTTGATACGATCTTGATATAGTCTACAGAAAAGGCATCGGTGTTATTGTCCGACGTTTTCTGAATCTGAAAATATGGCTGGAACCCTGCGGTGTAGTTTGCCATCGTGAACGCCGTAGACGCTGCCACACGCACACCGTCGATATAAAATTTGACGTCTGACTTGCCGCCCGTGAAATCAATCACAAACTTGCGATAAACGCCGCTCACGAAACTGACTCCGGTCGCGACGTCGTCTCTGTCGGTGACCGCGTCATCTGTTTCGACGACGATTGCGTTACTGCCGATAATGCGAAACAACGCATGCGATGCAATGCTATCAATTGCATCGGCACGAGCACTCGCCAACCCAAACGCGATCGACGTTGTCGAGTCGCATGTGCCACCCGTCTGAGCAGTAAACTTGACGCGAAACTCGGCTCGCTGAATCAGATCAATGTCGTAGTTCAAAATGTCACTCGTGAACACGCAACAATTCTGAATTTCCGTCGCAGATGAGTTTGCGAGCGTCAACTCGCCATTGATCCCGCCGACCGTTGCGGTTGGCGTCGTTCCCGTTACGACCAAGTCCCATTGATCGCTCCCCACGGGTGACGCAAGCACTGTTTGCGGCCCAAGGAAGTCGTCATACCATTCTACAAAGTCTTGAATACCAGCCATGATCTTCACCTTTCAAAACAACGGTCATCGCATTCCGCTACGTTGTGGAGTGCTTTTAAACATCCGGCAGATCACAGGACCTGCCGGACGGTTTCAGATTGCCTGAGCATTACGCCCCGGCGTGCTTGTACAGGCCACGGAAGTCGATGGCAGCAACGCCAAACGTCTGACGCACCTTGTACTTGTAAACGTCCTTGTCAAAGTCCCACTCGTTTTCAAGGACCGGAGACTGCTCGCCTTCAAGGAACGTTACTTCGACAGTGTCGACCTGACTGTTGCTGGCAGCCAAGTACCACGCCGTCGAGCTGTTTGCATCCAACAGCGGCTCGACGATGACCTTCAATGGACGATCGCCGTTCGGCCCATAAATGTTCTTTGTGTTGCTGTTGCCAGCCGCACTGCCACCTACGGACGGATCTGCAATCGATCCAAGCAGCTGAAGTGCAGTCGCTGAGATTGCCGCAGGAACGATCAAAAACGACGGCTGAATGTTGAGAATCACATCCGACCGCAATCCCTTTTTAGTCATCATGGAAATGAACGCGGTGTTAAGCGTTCCGACTGCCGGAGCCCCTGCACCCGTCGCTAAATTCGCGTGACCGCCTGCAGTTGTCTGAGCAGTTGCGTTAAACAATGCTCCGGTGTCAGCCATCGTCGGGTTACTCGTCAGGACGCCATAGACGGCCTGATTCTGCAGACGTCGACACGCTGCACCCTGCATTGCAGGAATGCGGCTGATGGCGTCAAGATCATCGTTCACGACGGTTTCCCATGTTACCGTGAACATGTTGCCGTATTTGTTGATCTTGTACGTTTCCTTTGCATCGCTCATTGGTGCATCTGGATATGAGTTGCCTTCTGGCACCATTTCCGGCGTACCCATTTCGCTGAAGCGAATGCGGTTAATGTTCTTGAAGTCCGCAGTCGTTCCGGCGTCACGCGCCCACATGTTCCAAGTGAACGGTGCTTCCTCATATCCTGCCAGAAGCGTCTTGTTTGCCGCGTCCAGCAAAAGATTCGAAAAGCTTCCGGTCGTGTGATACGCATCACGCTGAATTCGGAACCTGTTCATTGATCCCGGATGGCCCATTGCGACCAGTGCGATATCCTTTGCGGCCATGCGTCGAACGTCGCAGCCCATCTTTTCCGCGTACATTTCTGCAACGCGGCCCAGCTTCATGCTGACGAAGTCCTGATGTCCGGCCGCTGGGTTTGCCAGCGTCTGGTTTCGCATTCCGCTGGCTCGCAGAGTTCGCATGATCAGGCCATCACGGGCCGCTGCAAACAGCTTGTCATCGGCTGATTCTGTTACGCTGACACGTTCGGTCGACTGACCGGCAGGTTTATTGGCCATTCGCTCCAGTATCCTTGTTCTGGCTGTGTTGAGGTCAACGCCGTCGTCACAGAGACTGTCGGCTACTGATCGCTCGATTTTGTGAACAGTGCAAAGAGCCTGAATCTCCTTGCGTCGTTTTGCATCAGTCCGCAACGCGCGGCTGATTGCTTCCTCAACCTTCTTCTTGTCTTCTTCTGGGTCAGTCGCACCGTCCATGTTTTCGACCTTCTTTTCTTCCTCCGGCTTCATGTCGCCGTCCATGTTTTCAACTGGCTCAGCCATCTCGGCCGGTGCAGATGTGCCGAGCTTTCCGACAACCCATGCCAAGATCTGGTTTGGGTCTGTCATGCCTTCAGGGAGCCCCATTGCTGCCAGTTGCGTCAATAGTGCCTCGTCCATTCGCGTTACCTTTCTTTCGAGGTCTGTATATGACCTACGGACAGTAGAGTGCTCGTCTGCACCAGTGGCACAAATCGAAGCGTTATGTGGCTGCCATCGCACATGGATGACCGCCGGTCCTTCAATCACCGCTCCGCGTTTTGTCGTGTAGCTTTGGCCATGCGGCACAAAGAGCGATTCCATCGGAACGGCAGTGATTGAAAAGTCTGTGATGTGTCCCTCATCCATTCGCGTGCGGATCACCTGTGATTCTGCATCACTGGCGAACGAAGGAACTCCGTGCAGCTCTCCGTCAATGACTTGCATTTGTCGGATTGAACCGAAAATGTTCCGAACGCTTCTGTCGTCGTGTGAATCGACGATCGGAATCTGTGATTGATTGGCTCGGAGAACAACGCCATCCATCAACAGGACTTCATTGATGACATAGCCGCGATCTTCGTCGTATCGTCGAACTGGTGTTTCCGTGGCAATTACGACATCAGAAACGCCAGTTGACATGCCGACAGATCGCATGACAACGCACGGAGCTTTCAATGGTGGCAGCTTGCCTTTTTTACTTGGCATTTTCTGTCTCCGGAACCTGATCCAAATCTGTGTCGACAGTTCCGTCTGACGCATCCGCCAACAGCATTTGTGCCGTCGCTTCAGTCAGTCCCAGCGACTGCAGGAATACCTTTGACTTTGTTTCGCTGGCAGTGCCTGCGATGTACTCCGCAAGAATGTCTTCAATCGCCTTGCGATTGCGGCCCCATTGCAGCCGAGACATGTCAGACATCTCCCCGGCTGGCAGTGCTGGTTGTCCCGGTTGCGGAACGGCAGACGCTGCCGCCATTTGCTGGCCTTCAGCCTGCGTTGCTTCAACCTTTGCCATGTCGGCAGTGACAAGACCAAGTTGACGTTTCAGCTTTTCTTCTTTGGCTCGCTGATAAAACACGTTCTTCCAGTGCTTCCCACGCTGCCCAAGTTCGTCTTGGTAGGTGCTTTGGAACGAGTTCAACGCAGAGTCAGACGCTGATTGTTCGCTCTGTGGGTCTACCCATTCCCATGCGGGAGTTTGCCACTCGACCGCAGTCGCGGCACGACGGTCGGCAAGTATTTCGGACATCGACGGAAAGCCGTCAACGCCTGCCGTTGCCGCTTGATCACAGAATCGATCCCAAATCGGCTGGCACATGTGCTGTACGTCATAGCGTTGCCACCTACGAAAGCGACGACGATCTTCCAGCATACTTGTACGGCTACTGCTGTAGCTCGTGCCGCTGTAGTTCCGGCTGACGACTTCGTACGACAGGCCCGTACCGACCGAAATACCCCGCAGCATTAGATTGATCCACGGTTCTGACGCTGAGTTTGGACGTCCCGGATTGATCGACTCAACTGATTCCCCTGGCTGCAACCGTACGACCATCGCCGGCTCAAGATACTCGAACTGGTTGCCGTTGATGTCGCTCGACTCATCGTCGGTCGATGGCATTAAACCAGTGCCGCCGCGTCCGTTAGTCGTGATCGCGATGCCAAAACATGAGGCAACTGCTGACGCCTGAATTTCGTTGTCGACGTATACGCCGAGATCTCGCAGCCATGAAAGCACTGGAGCAAACCACGACACGCCGCGAGTTTGCCCAATCCGGTCGACTCGGTACAAATGCAGGATCTCTTTCGCGTCGATCCGTACCGGAAGAACACGGGTGGCGTATGGTCCGTTTGGATGCTCCGGATAGATCCAGTATGCTAGCGGCTTTCCGAGGTCATCAAGTTCCACGCCTCGAATCACCTTGTTTCCGTCTTTACTGTGAATCTTGTAAGTGTCTTTGTCAGTCGCCAGTCGGTCAG